AGGAATAAAGTTGATCAGTTCAACGAGCACATCAACGCGGTTAAACGTGAGCTTGCTGAGAAATGAAAGTTTCCGAGATCATCGAACTGCTCGGCGGATCGAAGCGCGTGCAGCGCATCACCGGGGTCGGTAAAGTGACCGTGTGGAAATGGGTTCAGAATGAGTCTATCCCCGTTCACCACTGGCCGAAGCTGATCGGTTCACCATTGAGAGGTCGCGAAGAGAAGCTTGCTCTCGTGGATTTGTACTATGCCGTAGTAACATACGGTCGTTTGCGTAACGTCTATCCTAAACCCTCAACCAAGGAGAAATACAATGAGCCTCTACAACGCAATTGACGCACTGACGCAGGAGCGCAAGCATGCTCGCGACCTGATGCAGCAGCTTCACTCGGTGATCGATGCCGATATTGATATGCTGAAAACCCAGATCGCCTTGCTGCAGGATCGCAAGCTTGAGCTGCAGAAGTCCTTTGACGAGCAGGACCGCATGATTGGTCTGATCATCGGCGGAGCGTCCAATGCCTGATGGTATCGCTCAGTGGCTGATGTTCGCCTTTTTCGTAGGCGGATCGATCGGCGGATGGCTGACGCTGATCCTGTTCTGGATCATGACTAGGGCGTCATACAAGCGCGTCAGGGCCGAGCGCAAAACTCTCAGCCCTGACGTTTAGTTCAGCGATGGGTGGGGTGCGGCGGCGGTTTGACTTCAAGAGCCGCCAGCATCTCATCTATCGCAGGTTCCCACACCATAATGGCATCAAACTGCACCTTTGCGGTCAACATAGCGACAGGCTCGTTGCTCGCCTCCTGAGCAGCGAGCCTTTCTTTTACACCGCCCAGCACGTGCTTGATGAGCTTTAGGTACTTCACAACCTCGGGGTCCAGCGCACCCGATACCAGCGATTCAAACATGACTATTCCTCTAACTTGTAATAGCCGGGCTTGCCCGACGTTGGAGACTTGATACAATTCGTAGCCACCACAAGCAATTCCTCTCGGAAGGCTTTCTCCTCCTCGATGATGCGGGCGACGAGGGTTTCATGCGCCTCGTTCTTCTTCATCAAGAACCAGCCGAAGCCCACAAGGAAGACGAGGTTCAAGGCTAACAGTCCCGTCAGCAGCGGAGACGACTTGTAAGCTTCAAGTGTACCTTTGGCTACCTCGCCGATGTTATCCTCAATTCCCATCATTCTCTCCTACGCTAAAAATAAGTTTCGTTCGTCTTCTCTCCGTTTGTGCAGACCCGCCATCACGTGGTGTGATGCCTTGTCCCACATAAGCAACGCATCGGCTGCACCGGCGAGGTCGTGGTTGTTCAACCGGCGAAGCACCGATGAGCCGAGGAAGTTTCTCACCCCGACGTTGTAAACAAAGGAAACCAATGCGTCGAATTCGTTTTGAGATATGCTGACGTGCACAGCGTGATTTACTGCGGCTTCATATATCGAAAGATCCGCAACCAGCATATCGTGCGCTTGCTCTTTAGTGATCCGCATGCCCGGATGAACGTGCTTTGTGCTTCCGTAGCCAATAGTCCACGGCTCCCCGCCTGATCCGGGGTCCGGGTACGCTTCAAGTCGCAGCCCTTCATGCGCCTTGATCAGTTCAATTCCGTGCTCACTGGTTTTCATTAGAATTTCCCCATCGGACAATCTGAGAATTTAAGCCGCATCAACAGCGGACAGTTGCACTTTCCACACCTCTCAACAAAACCATCTTTGAAGAACGGGCATTCACGACAAATACCAATTCTCCTGCAGTACTCTTTGTAGTCTACACTCATGCTCCCGCCTGTAAGATTGCAGATACCGTTACGCGACACCTGTCCTCCGTCAACACGGAGATTTGCAGGTCGCTGTTAAACTTGATTGAGTGCACAGCCATCTCAGAATTGGCTGTGGATTTGGGTCCTATCAACGTCATGTCAAACCAGGAATAGGCATTCTTGTTGATCCAACTCTGCCACGCAAACAGCTTGCTTCTCTCAATAACAAATATCAGCCGGAAAGAAGTCAGCGGATATGACATCACCTTGCGCTGCCGATAGTTGCCACTATCAAAACGGGTGCGCTGGATGCTGAAATCTGTGTTGACCTGATACCCTTCGACCTGCGGGCACGGATATGCGGACGGGTATGCCACCATTATGCTTGTCCTTTGACGAAGTTGATCGGGGACAACTCTAACTGCGCTGACACTCTGAAGTAATCGCGCTTCACCATGGACACGCTGATCGGCGCAATAAACCTCGCCACGTGCGGTTCAGCGAGGCCGGAGCCTATCTTGGTGTTGTACATGCTAAACAGCGGGATGCTGAACCACTGAAAGCCGTTGGTTTTCACCCACGTGTACCAGCTTCTGAACGCGGTTGTCTTCATGGTGAAAGTTACGCTGACCACGGTCGGCATGCAAACGTGACCGCGCCCAACCTGCTGATCCCCTCGGATGCTCGACATGTTTGCGTCCATGTCGACCTGCAGATTGTAGGTGAGTAGATCTGGGCAAGGGAAGGTTGATGGATAATCCAACATGATCAGTTCCTCGGCACAGAGTTCATCGGGTTGTCAGAAACGGTGCTGGTCGGGGACCACGGGGTGGTGGAGGATTGCGTGCCACCGAGATGGGTCGGACCTTCGGCAAATATGCGCTCGTCATACCGCGTCGCCTTCACCTCAACTGTACCCTTGGCTGTGGGCTTGGTTCCGGTCACAGTCCAGTCCCTGACAAAAGTGGACAACACACCAAAGGAGAACAGGGTAAACTCCTGCGTCTCGCCGGTCTGAATGGGGAATGGAAACGCGGTGGCCAGAACCATCTCGTAGTCGTTTGATCCACGAGTGACGGTTATGGGTTCCGACGGTTCACCATTCTCGTTGCGCAGCATGACCGCCTTGGTGGTTGCCCCCGTCCAATCCAGGGGCTTGTCAGCGGTCAACGTTTTCGTACTCGCGCTTTTGGCGAGGATAAGACCAGACTGCCCCCAGTCTGGCATCGTGTGCGTTACGCCGATGCGGTCACCCAAACGCAGGATGACGCCTTCCATCTCGGTCTCAAAGGAGATGTTGCGGCGCTGATACCTGCGGCGGTTCCACAGCAGTTTCGCGTGCCTCATCGCCATGTCTGGGTCGGTACAGCCGGACAACTGCACGCGAGTTGGATTGATCGACGTGGATGGCCACAGAGCGAATGCCTGACTGTAGGCGATAGGCTCGACATATTCCACTTCAAAGCCGTCGTTGGCGTCGATGGAGTTGAACTCGAACGTCATCGCAAGAGTGTCTTTAACGATATTCGCCTCGTTGAACATCATCGCCCGCACAGGCTTGACACCATCTTCAGCCATGGACATCACCGAGCCGAGAGGCATGGGTTCTGCCGCCGACTGTTCTAGGGTGTCGGTAAGCGCGTCCCATATTGTTATCTTGTCGGTAAAGTACTTGTTGAAGGCGATACCCGCCCACTTAGTGCGCATGGCCCTAAGTACTGCGGTATCAACCTCGGTGCCCGGCCTTCCGGCTCCGTACTTTGCGTTGGTGTATATGTCGTTGAATGCGTCCACCGGGTTGGCCGTGAACCCTTGAAGGCCAGTGTTGATTTTGGTTATGTCTCGGGAGGCCACAACGGAGATGCGAGCGGACGCGTCATCACCGATGGTGTTGGATGCCTTGAGGCGCACTGCCATCAACGTCACATCACCATAAACCTTCTGGTTCGTATATGACAGCGGCATGCGAAGTCCCGTCCACACGAATTTGGAAATGCCACGGTTGCTGGGCTGTTGATTGTATTTGCGGGTGATGGTCACACCCCAGCGGCCCTCGGAAGGCATGTGCTCAATGAACGTGACCCGCTGCGGGGAGTCCAGCGACGCCGAGTTCTTATCGATCGTCGCGTACTCGATGCGTGGGATGTCCGTGGTCGTGTACGTAGTGTTGTCCGCTGCGTAGACATGCCGGGCACCTTTGCGATGTTCGGGTTGCAGCGTCCAGTCCTTGCCTTCCTGCCAGTGGTTTGCATAGTCGGTCGACACCGTGTAACCGATGCGGAAAGACTTTCCAATGGGCTGGTCGTTGTCGTCATACTTCTGGAAATCGAAAAGTGCGGTGGCGTAGTAGCCCACGACGTCGCCGTCCGCTTTCTGCGCCCAGAACAAACCGCCCGGCCAAACGAGATCGATTTCGACCGTCTTTCCTTTTTGACCCGGCTTGCCACAGATGAACGGTCCGTGGCTCTCGCCGTTCTTGTTGAACTCCTGACCGGAAACCTCTGTCGCCGTGAAAGTGTTCTCGCTGAATGGCCTTCCCGGATTACCCAACACATCGAGGAAGGTGGGGTTTATGTTTCCGAGTGTGCTCTTATGCTGACCGGCCTTGTACACTTGGTATTGCAAGATAGAAGAACCAAGAGCCGATACTTCCGTATCGCCCACATACACCTTGCTCACGGTCATGTCACCCTGACCCAGACATAGCAGGATGTCCAGATACTGGATGCCACCGGCAAGCTCTCTAAACTTGGCCGGTGTCTCTTGGTACTGGTTCATCTCCGTATGGTAGAACGTGTAAGGCTGGGACGCATAATCGGGTGTGATCAGCAGCTTCCCATAAAGAACAGGAATAGGAGAGCCGATGCGAGCAGCATTCTGAGCACTACTGACATCATACGCATTGTTGGCCGGACCCTTGTCTTTCTTTTTAGGCTGCTTGGGCTTGGGTGCAAACAGAAGCGCCACAAGGCTGGACAAAGCCGACATGGCGAACGACAGAAGGAACTTGCCGATAAATGGCATGAGGAGCGCACCAACAGCGCCCGGCATGACCGCGATGATCACCACATCATCAGGTCCGACAGGGATATCCAGATCGTCAAGATCCTGCTCTTTGTCACCGATAAAGAACTTTATTGG